GACAAAGTATCTATTTCTTTTTCGTCTTTTAAATTTAATAATCTAAATTTTACATTCTTTTTAGTCTTAGGTAATTGGAAATTAAAAAATCCATCTTCATTAGGTTCGTGTATTGCTTTTTTAACATTTAATTCTTCTAACTGTAAAGTAATATCGAATTTTTTATTTGTTGCTGGATCAGTAACAGAAAAATTATATTCAGAACCAAATGAAGTATTTCTCAAAAATATCAAAATAGCTTGAACGTCTACATTCAATAACTGATTAACATCAAACCCTGGTTCATAAATTTTATTTTTCAATAAACTATAAACGATACCATCTGAACTAATATTTGGAGACATTAACATGTTCTCATCGTTGGCCGTTAAATACCCAACTTTTAGAGATTCTTTTTTTGGTCTATAAAATAAACCTTTAGTTGGTAACTTCACAACATCGTGAGGTAAGTTGAAGTCCATTTGACCGTAAGATTCTGCACTATTCATAATATTTTTATTTTAAATATACTTTACAACATATTTTTGTAAACAAAAAACCCACCTTGTGAGTGGGTTTTATACATTTTAATTTTATTATTTTAGTAAACCAAAATACATCTATCAGGTCTTAGTGTTGCGTCTATAGTCATGATATCATCCTTGTCATAACCTACGTCTCCAAACTTAACATCAGTTAAAAAACAACCTTGTAAAATCCATTTTTCAACGGCTACTCCTGTTGGGTCTAACATTTCTAAGTCAACATCTTTTTTATAACCCGCAGCATAACCCATACGTCCTGTAACGGACTCAGCGTGTAATCTTACCCACTCCATAAGTGCTTGTGCAGCTGAAGGTCCGATTGGGTCACGGAATTTCACACTGATAGTTTCCCACTCGAATCTACTAGCAACATAAGTTTTAGTGTTCAAGAATGGAATATCCTTTGATTCAATTTTGATACTTGGTCTTGATGTACTTTCAACGTACCAAGAGTTAATCCCTAAAGATGTAGGGAAAGTCAATATGAATCGGTTAGCTCTTTTAGGTTCATACTGAAAGGGCATTTTCATTAACAAATCAGCCATTGTCTAAATTTTTGTTTTTTCTTTTATTTTTATATATAAATATATTCAGAAACAATTTTTTCTATTTACTTTAATTATATTTAGAAATATTCTTTAACTAGAACTAGAAAATAATTAATACTCTTTCTTTTCTCCTCCTTTAGTTAAATATGTTCTTACTGGTCCTTCTGGATATTCTTGACTTAAAAAATCCCTCATTTTCTCTATATTTCTTGGGTCGTCATCTGAAAACCCTATTTTTGGTGTGAACTCTTGGTTATTTATATCATTCTTAAAATAAGCCTTTTTCCCAATCTCCGCCGCTAAATCTTGACAATAAACAATAAATTTTCTCATTGCAACAATTTTTAACTCCTCAGGGTTCGCAGCACTTCCTTGTCCAAAAGTTACAGGTTCATATACACAAAGGTCCAAATATTCGTCAATAAGTTCTTTATCTGAAAAATTTACCTCTATTTGTTCATTTATATTTTCTTCCTCTGAAAAGAAGTTTCTATATTTTTTAAGGTTTTCTATTAGGGTTCTACTGTTAATACCATTATGGTTACTCACAATAAAATTATAAACACCTTCTCTTAATGCTGATGGATTATGACCCCTTGCAGTTATAATTGCAAAAACTGAACCACCGTTTATACATTCAACAAAATCATTCCAAGACGGACCTGGTTTTGCTAACATCGAGTCGATGACAAATCTTTTGTCCCCCATTTCTTTAAAGAATCTAAATGGTTCTTTTGCATAACCAACAACAGTAGTACCCTTATAACTAAATGGTTCACTACCTATTTGGTGTCTGTGTTCAGCAAAATCTTCAGTAGACATACCTACTTCTTCTTCATTTTCAGTCATTACCATAATTTTGGTTGACATAAAAACGATATTATCGTCCCAATCAAAGGCATAATATTTAGTGTCAGGTGTACCTGATTCATCAATACCTTCATTAACTACTCTTTTTAAGTAATTGTAAACATATTTTTTAATGTCCATTATTTTCTTAATTTTTTAAGTAAGTTTTCTAATTGAGACTCAGTGATAATCACATTTTGTTTTTTTGAAGAAAAAGTTTCAACATTTTGTTTTTTATCTCCTAAAGTTTCTTTGATAATTTTTTTTTCTATTTTCATAGTTTTTTTAATATAAATATAATAAGGGGGACATTTCTATCCCCCTTTTTTTATTTTGTATTATACATCATCAAATGATGCTCCTGTTGGTGTAATTACAAACTCGATGTCAATGTATTCTAATGCTCTTGTTGGTTTCAAGAATATCTTACCAGTTAAAGTGTTAGAATCCAAATCTTCAGGTGTATTTGATACAGTTACTCTAAAGTCAATTAAACCTCGGTCTCTTCTAATTTGGTCTAAGATTGGGTTAACTGAATCTAAAAAGTCTTGTCTTACTTTATCATCATTTTGTTCAAACAATAATCTGATTGCTACCGCTGAAATTAATTTTCTCGCTTGTAGTAATAATCTTCTTACGTTGATTCTGTCAAGTGCAGACTCTCTAATTTGTAACGTTTTATTACCCCAAATAACAGTACCAACATCAGAGAACGTAGCGATTGGATTAATTCTACCTTTGTATAAAGTATCTCTATCCTCTTGAGTTAATTTTCTTCTCGCTTTAATTGAATTAACTAAACCTCTTGTGTAACCCGCAGAAGCGAACCAAGGGAATGCAATGTTATCAGTTAAAGCTAAGTTTCTTACTACCTCAGCGGTTGGTGGTAAATAAATTTGTGTATTATTTACTGTGTCTCTTGTTAATACCCATGGGTAATAAGTTGCGGTGTAATTTGAATCAATACCTGTCTCTTCTAAATTATCTACAGCCTCTTGAGGATAAATAAGTCCTTCAGTTACATCATTCCATGTTGGTAGGAACATGTTAAAATCAGGAGTAGTACAAATATAAATTGAGTCAGCTCTATCTGATTCTATCAAATCAATAGCGTCTTCAACTAAATTAGAGTTGTTTACATAATCAATACCCGGTGTTGTAAATACGTTGATATTAACCGCTTCTGGATTGTTGAATGTAGTTTGACCCCATTTGTAAGCGTAGTAGTCAGTGTTAGCCCAAGTCTCTTGGTTTGGACCTGAAATTTGCTTGAACGCTCCCCATCCTGTAGCTGTAGGGTATGTTGCTGACGGTGCAGCTCCGTATTTATAACCTGTCTGTCCTAATGCGAATGTGTCTGAATTTGTTCTGTATTCTCTGTAAATATCCCATCCGTCGAATCCACCTGCAGGGTATAAAGTAAATTTACGAGTATTCAAACGGTAGTATGGATTATCTGCATCCGTAGGTTCCGAGTTAAAAGACCCAACACCTACTTCAAATGCTGACTGACCCGAAGTTGAGTATCCCGCGGCTATAGTTACTATGGTTGCCCCACTATCCATGTGGAAACCTTTTACTTGGTAATTCCAAACAGGTCCTGTCGTATCAGTCTGTATGTTTGCAGGTTGCTGTTTACCTTTATAATCAAAGAAATCATAATCGACACCGGTAATGTTTGAGATACCTAAGTATGCCTTTCTTGGATTTTCACCGTTAGAAATAACAGAATTATCTCCTCCTGATGTAGAACCAAATGGTGGGTTGTAAATAACATCACCTGGTTTTAAATATTTAGTTTTATAAACAATAAACGGTGGTGTAGCATCCTCATAGAGTCTCATAGTATACCCTTCAAAACCACAAGGTAGTGCGTCTTCAGGAGCCTCATCACCCATTTCTAACATTATATATTTAGAGTTTAAGTTATACTCACCATTCGCAGTACCAATTTTGTTAGCGATAAAGTTATTTTGTGTTGGGTCTAATGAACAGTTTGTAAAACTTTCAATTACTCTCACATTTTGGTCGTTATCGTAAAAATCTCGTACAAAGACATCAAATGTTCTATTATTGAATGACATGTTAGCTAATGAAATTTTAACTAATCGGTTAGCTGCGTTACCATCAGAAATTAACTTGAATTTAAATAATTTATAAACTTTATTACCTCTTAATTCTGAAACTACATATGGTGTTTCAGGAGTTTGGTATTGTTCTAAATAAAATCCAATAGAGTTCGTATCTAATGATTTAGCACTGTCAAGAGCAACTAAATTACAATTTAATCCTCTAACGTAACCTTGTCTATAACCATTTAAAAGTAAACTACTATAAACTTCCTCAACAAATAAA